TACTTCTGCAACTTTGTTACCAACCATTCGTGCAAAGTGCGCCATGATTATGTTCTCCATCTAACGAATACTCGTCCACTGCCACCTGAATATCTACTGCCACCACCGTCGCCGCTGTTTGCTGGCCCAGTTGTTCCACCTGTTGCTGGCGCACCACCTGCGCCGCCTTGTCCAAGTGTTAAGACGCTACCAGTGAAAGTAAATGAAAGTCCTGCACCTGCAGTAGGTGTACCGCCTGCACCACCAGCACCAGCACCACCACCACTAAGTGTTGAACCGTTACTACTGCCACCGTTGAAACCAAGTGTGCTTAATGCTGTGCCACCGCCTGCGCCACCGTAACCGCTTCGGAAGCCACCACCGCCACCGTTTGCACCGTAGGAAGGACAACCACCACCACCTTGTCCGAACATGCCGTTCGCACCCGTCATACGAATAGACGAAATACTTGAATACGAACCCATTGAATCAAGCCCACCACCGCCACCAATTGTCACTGTGTATGTTGCCGCAGGCAAGTACACAGTTCCTTGATACGGAATTGCGCCTGAAGCACCGCCGCCACCGTCACCACCGCTTGCGCCGCCACCACCACCGCTAACGAGTAACACTTCAAAGAAACCTGCAACAGATACAACAAGTGTTGACGACGAAGTAAACGAGCATGAAGAATAAGTAATACCGCCGTCAGTGATACTTGTAACTGTTGGCGTACCAGTTGCGACACCATAACCAACCGCAGTGTTTGTTGCTTGGCTGATTAACGAACTGACATATCCAAGTTGGCGTGGCATAGTTATTCCTTACGCTTCAATCCTGTTTACGAAACCAGCAATCGTAATCACATTCGTTGTTGCCGCGAATGCACGAACTTCTAATGCAGTTGCCGCACCCTTTAATACAAACCCCGGAATCACAGTAACTAAACCTGCTTCACCTGTAAGCGTTAATTCAATTTCATCATCAGGGCTTGTTGTGCCACCCCATTGCAAAGTCAACTTGACGCTTGCGCCACTGGTGTTGTTCGCATAGATGTAGATTTCATCAAAGGTTGTAAGCGTTGTTGAACCAGTGTGAATTAAAGTTCCAGGACTAGAAGTTTGCACAACTTTGATATTTCTACCGTTAGTGCTGTTGCTCAGAATTTGTTTGCTGAAAGTTGCCATGTTGTCCTAACCGAATATCTGTGAACCAAGAATAATTTGGTCGCTGTCGCCACCACTGCTAATTGAAACCCATGCACTGCCGTTGTACACCTGCACAGCATTAGTGCTCATCAAATAACTAACCATGCCTTCAGCAAGTGTTGGCTCGCCTGCGCCACCGAAAGCGGCAGTGCGTGCGGCTTCATCTGCAAACCGCATTACGGCTTGGTCCATGAGATATGTGTTCACTTCTGCCGCAGTTAGAACACTGCCACTGGTGAATAACTTTGCGCCTGCGCCTGCCATAGTCGTTTACTCTACATCACGCAAGCGCATTAGAAGCGTCCAAAGTGCCGTACTCTGCGTCATTGAGAATGAACTGGTAAATCAGTGTCTTCAAACTGCCCAAGCCAATTGTGCATGTGTGTTGTCCTGTTGTTATTTCGTGTGCTACTCGTTCAACTTGGTAATAGAGTTCTACTGTTAAAGGCGAACCTGTTGCGAAGGTGCGAATAATCTTTATGTTGTCGCCAATGTCTAGCGTTGCCATAACTGTTTGGTTTGCAAGTGTTAAGCCGTTGAACACGAACTGCATATCATCAAAGCGATATGCAGGGTCTTTATATTTCGCGAGGAGTTCTACGGCTAATGCTTCGGCGTCACTGTTGTTCTCTAGCAATAAGTTTGTTAGTGAATAAGTTTGTATGCCGTAACTGTCTTGACTGGCAATGTCGTCTTCAACATATTCAATGCCGCCTTCCTTGCTTGTAACAATACGGTTGTATAAGAAAGTTTGGTCAGTGATTGTGCTGATGCCTGTGTATGGAATTGTGGCAACGCCTTCTGCGCTGTCGGTGAAAGTCGCCGCTATGTCGTAACTCCACACCGTACCTACTGGGTCTGTGTACACAATGTCGCCTGCACGGCTCATAAACAACAATGCTTGGTCTGCAAGTGCTACTGATTGCAAGTAAGAAAGCACATTTGTTCCAGCGTCTATTTGCAGTGCTTGTAAATCTTTACCGCCTGTTTCAATTACACGCTGGTCAATTGGGTACAGCACTTCGGGTAAATCAAGAATGGTTGTAACTCTGTTGCCACTTATTTGCACGGGTGGAGTGAATGCAGTTGCAATTGTCATTCCAGCAAGTCGTGTGAAGTCGTCTGATGCCTCAATTGTGCAAGTACTAAATTGAGTGTCATAACTAATGTTGATGGCTGTAATTGCACCTTGAAACAAGTGCTCACCGTTACTGGTTATTTCTACAAAGCGTCGCGGCTGTACGCCACTTGTGTTTGTTGCAGTGTCCCAATACGGCGAGTCTTCGTTAATTGGGTCAAAGCGCCTGTCGTTGTTATTAAGAACGATTGTGGCGACGCCTGCTTGTGTTTCGTTCTGATTAGCACTGCGTCCACGAGCAATGCTTACTGACTGTGCAAACTCTGTTACTGGTTGCGCTACAAGTGCGCCATCAAGTACAGCACTGTCAAGCACGCCAAGCACAGGGTCATCAAGAGTAAATACATTGACAGGGAAACCAAGGCTCATGCCAACAACAACTTCTTCTGCCCACGGCATTGTCACTGACATAGTTAGCCCCTAACTGCAATAGGGATTGCGCCATTGCGTCGCTGGTACTTAACCAGTGCATCAACAACAGCGTTGCCAATTGCGCCACTGTCAGCACCCATGCCTGCATTAACTGTGATGTTGATAGTGGTTTCGCCACTTGCACTACCCATTCGCGATAGAGGCACAACGGCTTCGGGACCTGCTTCGCCAATTAAGCGCAAAGTTGGTCGCATTGCAACACCGCCGTCTGCCAACCCGTTTCGTTCAATGCGTGCCGCTAGAGCCGCCGCAGACATGCCTGCCGTCGTTCCTGTTGCGCCAGTTGCGTTCGCTGTTGCAACACCAGCCACAACCGCATTTGCGGCCGCTAGAACGCCTGCAACAGCCGTATCAACTTTCGTAATTGCGGCAGGTGTTAGACCCTTAACTTTCTTTGCTTCGTTCAACTTCTGTTGCGCAATGCGTACTTCGTCAATTGCTTTCGCTTCTTCTAGTTGTGCCTTAGCAACATCTCTAATTGCGGCGGCTTCGTCGTACAGTGCTTTCTCATGGTCGCGAATTGCCTTGGACACTTCCAACTTCGCTGTCTCAATTGCTTGCAACGCTTCTTCTTCTTCTAGCAATGCGTCGCTTATTGCAACTGTTGCTTCGGCTTCAGCAAAGCGTGCGCTTGTTACTGCGTCAATTGCTTCTTTCTCTGTTGCCTTTGCTTCGTTCAGATTGTCAAGTAGTTCTTTGTAGAGTTCGCTATCAGTACGAACACCATTAACCATTTGGTTGTATTCGTCTAGGTTCGCTGTTACTTCCTCTTGCGTTAATGCTTGCTCGCGTTGCGCTTCAATCAAATCAAGTTTCGCTGTTGCAACATCTATTTCAGCCGAACGAATATCCCGTTGCGAACTGCCACTGTTTGCACGAATAGCGGCGAGTTCTTTCTCTGCGTCAATTAGTTTCCATTGCGCTTGTTCTAAGTCGTAGCCACTTGTTTCAAGGTCACGCTGGCTTTCTTCCAACTTGTCTTGTGCGCTCTTGCCTTTCTTGCTGTTCGCACCGTAACCATTTACCGCTTCATCTAATGCTTGCTGTGCCAAGACAACTTTGCTTGTTGCGCCAGCCAGTTTCTCTTGCGCTCGTTGTGTATCTAATACAGCGTCAGCGGCGTCGCTCATTGCTTTGCGCACTGCGTCTTGCGCTTTCGCATGGTCACGAGTTGCTTTGATTACACCTTGTTCTGCTTTCGCAATACCACGAAACGCATCTTCAACACTCGCTGTTGCGTCTTTGACTTTCTCCTGTGCGTCACTTATAGACTGTGTTGATTCAGCCAACTT